TGAGCCATTTACTATAATGTAGCTAGTATTAAAATCATTTTCCGGCATATTTTGACGGTCAAATTTAATTAACTGCTCATTATAAACAAGTAGGTCACGGGTAAATTTAGCAATAGCTATTAAATGGGGCTGTCTCATGTTGCCACCAGCAATGTTTTCTTGGTTTCTTCACCAATTGACGCATAAAAACCATAGTCTGCATAATCTTCTAACGATACAATTTTAAAATCTTTGCCTGAGTATTCGACAAATTGATTTATATCTATTGCAAATTTAGAGTGAATTAATTTATATGATTTTGACCAATCAAGAGAGCCAATTTTTAACTTTTCTTTTTCGGCTACCTGCACAACTGCGCGTTTATTTACAACTAAAACCGTCTTTGTTTCCACGAAATCAACCGTAGCAGTAGAGGTTATTTTTAGCTTTACTGGCTGCTCCCATTCGGTAAGCGTATCCGACATATTCGGGATCATGTTCTTACCTCATACGTTACTGAGTTTTTAAGCGTGCCTTGGTCTATTAGTGGAGCGCTTGATCCTTTGTTTTCTTTTGTTTCGTCGGCAATGTCCGGCCAGTTACCAAATCCAGCGCTGGCAAAGGCATCTTGTGAAAGGTTTACAGCAAAAGTACCGATTAACCCTAACCCTTGTTCAACTTGACGGCCTTCTAAAACTTTAAACATTTGCTTTCTGATAAATTTGCTTAACTCGCTCGCTTTTAATTCTTGCGGCATCTTTAAAAATGAACGCTGAGGAATGCGAGTTGTGCCAAATTCATTAGCAGCGGCAACCTGTAAAACGTTTGCACCGCCTTCATAGACGCGGCTTGTAGCAGAGTTCGCAAGCACACCAACAGCAACATGCTTTTTTTTCAACTCGCGCATAGCTGTTAACTGGTGGTTAGCTCTGGCTAAAAAGTCAGCCGGATTCATAAGAATTGTGGCCCAGTGTTGTTGCCTGCAATCATCAAGAATAATTGACCGTAACGCGTGCTATTAAGCCACACTCTCAAATCGCTACCTGTACGTCCTGCAACGTAAGCAACTGACACACTGCCAACGGCTTTGCTTGCGACTGCTTGAGAGGGTGCTGCGCTTCCTGAGCCGGTGTAACTTGGGTCTGTTGTAACAAGGTGCGCCATTAATAATAAAATAGCCTGCTTGTCACAGTCAACTAAGTAATCACCACCGTAATAACAGCTATACGTAGTCTCATAGATAGGCACTAATGTATCTGCTAGAGCTGTATTAATCTCAGGAAACCGAGTCTTAAAGTCTGCTAGCAAAGTCATTAATCAACCTCAATTAACAAGCCGATTTTAAGGGCGTGCTTAACGTTTTTAATTTGTAGCTGTTCAGAAGAAAGCTCCTTCACTTCATCTTCTTTAAATTCTTCATCAGCAATAAAGCACACGCCGTTATGGTTTGTTTTAAACTTACGCGGCTTAGGTGCTGATTGTGTTTTATCTTTTGACATTTTACTAACTCCAAAAATGACAGGGCCATTGTTACAGCCCTGTTATATTACAAACCAGTTAAATGACGACCCGCTGTAGTCTCGATAACATCAAGACCGGCAACACCGAAATAAGACTCCACGTAGTATTTAAAGCCACGTTGGTCAACACTTGAGATGTTAAGCGGCACAGGAATGCGCATCTGCATAGCACGACGGTTGTTGCTGTAGGCTGTAGTTTTAGAAACACCGCCAACACTACGAGCTTTAGTAGTAATTACAACAGTTACACCAGGGAAGTTTAATGCAAGAGCTTTCAATACTGACAGTTCACCGCCTGCTGTATTTAAGAACTTCTTCGCTGCAACGTTAAATACTAAATCAGACATTACAAGATTAGTCGCCATGAAAGATTCAACGTTAAATACACCAGCATATTGAGCGGTGATTAAATCAGCAAGTTCGTCGTATAAAGCCTCGCCCGTAAGTGTAGATGCAGCACCGGCAGCAGCAGAAGTAGTAAAACCAAAGTTTAATAAACCTAAAGTTTTCTGTGAACCGTCTGTGCGTGTCTGACCAAGGTAACCAAGTTCATCAATCTTGCGATTGTATAGCTCTGAGTGACCTTCAAAGTAGCGTGATGCTAGGTTGATGTTTTGCAATTCGGCTTGCTTTAATTCTACTTCTGACCAGTTTGATTCACCTTCCATTGTAAATGTAGGAATGCTGTCATCTTCGCCAGTAAGTGTGATTTTACCAGTAGTGTTTGTATCCGTGCCTGACTCTTTAAATCCACCAGCAACCGCTAGTTTCAGCTTTAGAATCGAGGTAGAAAAGCCACCCTCGTTGTTTACGATGATACCAGAGTTTAAGAAAGTTAATCCTGCAAACTCTTGTGTAAATACTTCTGAACTTACGTGCTCTAAGTTACGAGCAAGGATGACACCTCCCGCATCTTTAAAGCTTGACTTTGCGTATGCCGCTTTATCTTCAAAAGACTTTAAGTTAAATAAACTTTTTACGCGCTTCATTGGATCTTTTTTAATAGCCATTTAATAGCCCCTTAGATAAATTTGTTAATGCGAACTAACCATGTGTTTGTTGATTTCTGTTCCCAGAAAACCACATCACCGGCTGAAATAATACCCGCTGCAATCGATGCGTCTGTAGCTTTACCAGTTTCCGCTGTTGCTGCGTTAATAACGTTTACCGCACCGTAGCGTGCTGGTGTAGCTGCATCAGTTACGGTTACAGTGGCAAAACCAAAGTTAATTACTTCTGCGACTGAGTCAATCGTTTGACCAGTGGCACTGTAAATACCTGTTCCGATTTCGCCTGTTACTTTACGCTTGGCAATACCGGCAATAACTGGCGTTGATGATGCGTCGAGCTTGTCGATTGATTCTGTATCAAATTTTACAAAACGACCTTCAATGAGACCGTCCTCAAACTTTTCAAAAGCTGATACATTATAAGGAGAAGCCGCGATGACTTCACCTGCTGGTAAATCTGCAATGTTTTGCAATACTGCTGTGTTAAAAGCCATTGTTTATTCTCCGTCAATTTCAGATTGAATTCGCGCTTCTAGTGCGCTTGATTGCTTACTATCACCAAACTTTTCAAGTGATGTGTATGATTTTTTGAGTAGCTTAAATGCAACTGATAGCTCTGCATCTTCAAACGTTGCCTCGCCATGTTCAACAGCTAAAGCGGCAAGCATAACTTCCTTAGTGGACTTGTCGGCAAACGAGTATTGATCATCAACAAACTTAATTGCTTTTTCAACAACTACAGAATGAGCAATGACGGCCGCATCAGTGGCAGCAACTACTGCATCTTTAAATGCTTGATCGTCTGCGAAAGATTTTTTATTTGCTGAAATAATACTTTTGAACAATTTGGAATCTTCAAAGCCTTCTTTTTTCTCTTTGTCCATATCCATGTAATCCTTATCCATCATTTCGGACTCGGCATTATCTCTCATGTCTTCTGTCATTTCACCTTGCTCTGGACTAGCTGCGCCAATCATTTCTTGCAATAGCCCCATGACCTCGGCTGCTTTATCAGCAGGTAAACTTTTAATAGCTTCGGGAATCTCTTTGGCAATATCAACAATTTGTTGCATGCTTGGAGCGCCTTCAGCATCTTGAAATACTTTATTAAGCATCTTCTGATCCTTCTTGTCTATAAATGTTAAAACAGAACCACCACGGGCGCTATCCACTAGTGCAAGATGCGTAGGTTTTAAGTCGTATTGCTCAAAATCATACGTGTCATGCTCTCTTAATTTGCCTAGATATCCCAGGCTAAATTCTTTTTTACCACTATCTTTTAACGATAATACGTCACTGTTAACTGCCGCCTCATTCTCTAAATACAAAGTTGAGAATGTGCCATCATCATTAAATTCAACTATGTCAGTTGCTTTTAATATGCCTATGGTTTGCTCTTTAGTAGGCGTGACTTCTGGATCAATGTGGTCGTTAATAATAGGCAAGCTATCCATCATTCCAGCAATACCGCTAATGGCTTCTGGCGAGCGGTACACAGAGAATATTTTGTTATGTGGCTCAATGCCTAACTCAATACCGAGGTACTCTTGAACACCATCCCGTACGCTTCTAATGCGCTTCGTCGATGCGTCAAAGAATACCCGGTGCTTAAAATCTGTAAATGCACTGCCTGACATTTTATTATTTTGGTAGCTAGGCGTTGATTTATCATTTGATTGGATTGTTGCAGGCTCGCCATTGAATCGGACACACACAATATCACCAGCAGAATTCTCTGTAAAAACTTTAAACTTGGTCTGCTCTCCTGGTGTCTCGATTGGTGTATCAAGCTCAACAGTTTCGCCTTTATATGTGCCTGTAGCCAATTGCTTGCCTCGTAGTTAATCGTTTATACACCTAATTATACACGCTTTTAGTGATACAACAACTTAGCCTATTAATAGTCGTGTATTAATAGATATAAACGATGAACTTATTGGCAACTTAAAGTTGCATATGTAATGGGGAGTTGCTATTATTAACACATCGAAACGGCACAGCAAAAAGGAAAACATTATGAATGACCTACAAAGCAAAATTGAGCAAGCAGTTGAATTAGGTATTTGTACTTTTGGTGTACGTGTAATGACTGACACACCAAGCGGTAAGCCAGTTACTTTGTTAGTAGGTGATGACGTTAATAATTCTTTTGAATGGGTTGACGGAGAACACACAGACGATGAGCTTGACGGCGTTTCAACAATTGGCTTTGACGTTGACCAAATAGACGGAGAGATTGATTTTGATAGCTATAACTCAGCAATTAAAATGCTTGACCAGTACGGTGATGGACAGGTTGTTGTTGTTGGTGGCCAACATAACATTGACGCAATACATAACGACATTGGCGAGTATGTTATTAATTCAGCAGTTGTTATTTCAATAGTAGAGGAGTAAATAATGAAAGAATTTACTAAAAACGAGAAATTCACAGTTAACGGTAGTGCATTTACTTACGCAGATGCATGCCGTAGAAATGGCGGCTTAACTCACATCTGGGCGATGAGAACAGAAACAAATAAATATACCTGCGTTGCTGTTGCTAATATTGACGCAGAGTTTGATAACGAAAACGAGCGATACACAGCATTTAAAAACAATTTTGGTGTTAGAAAAAATCATGAGTTTATGTTTTTTATTTCGACAATGGTCGGTTTGTATACTGGCTCTAATAATTTAGTCAACAATACAAGAGGAATTGTTGACCATGATGATTTTACAAAGTTTATTCACGCAAACGCGCATAGGCACACACTGTAAGGCTAAATGATGATTAAACGTATCAAAGTAATAT